AAAAAGAAACATAGTCGAGAGAATGGCAGACGGATTGCTTCATGAACATTAACAAGAAAGGGGCGCAAGTAATGGAGTATGGTACATATTTTAGGAACGGATATGTATTAGAGGAAGGTTTAAATTCTGATATTACAAAGAAGGTTATCAAATTAATAAAAGAAGAGCTTCCAGAAGAAGCTCAGACTTATGAAATTTATAAACATATTTTAAACAATACCATAGAATTAATGGAATATGTTCCGTTTGAATTAAAATTATAAGTTTTTTTCGACTAAGTCCTGAAGTGCATATGAAATGATTTTTAATTCTTTACCATCGGTTGATGCACGAGGGTTTATAAGATTGCGGTTTACAGTTAAATTTAGGGTTATGGATTCGGAATATATCTTTTTACCTGCTTGATAGACTATTTTAAAATTTATGTTTTCAACATTATCTTTTACAGTTTTTAAATAATCTATAGCGCAAATAAAAGATTGATTTGGGGCAATGAATGTATTTGGTAAATGTTCAAAGGGTCTTTTACTATCACCGCCGAAAGCACAATTTAAAAGGTCATAATCAGATTCAAAACCTTTTATTAAAGCGGCAGATTGACCAAAATTTTTTACAACTATTTTATATGATGGACTCTGAAAGTTTGTAACCATACCATATACAGCTACATATGGCCTTGTAGACTCTTCTATCATTTTACTATTTTGTTTAAGGGTTGCAATGGCTATGAATAAGGATATCAAAGATATAGCAGTCGTAGCAACAATAGCAATTATCTGAATTTGGTCAGATACTTCTAATTCTAAAAAAGGAATAAACACTAAAATCACCTCCACCAAAATTATACAATTTTTGCAAAGAGGTGTAAACATCAAAAAAGAAAGGAGCACCAAAGATGAACGAATTAAAAATATTTGAAAACACAGAGTTTGGTCAAGTAAGGACAATCGAAGAAAATAGCAACATATTATTTTGCGGTAGTGATGTTGCTAAAGCGTTGGGATACGACCAGCCACACAAAGCAGTTGAAAGGCACTGTAAAAAAGATGGGGGTATGTTTCGTACCGTCATAGATTCCTTAGGAAGGGAACAGCAGGCAAAGTTCATAACAGAAGGTGATTTATACAGGTTGGTAGCAAATAGTAAATTACCATCTGCAGAAAAATTTGAATCATGGATATTTGACGAAGTACTTCCATCTATCAGGAAACACGGAGCATATATGACGCCTGAAACATTAGAGGCAGCAATTTTAAATCCTGATGTATTAATTAGGCTTGGTAAATTCCACTCTCACCGTAGACAATGCTATTATGCAGCCTAAAGCAGATTATTTTGACGAACTGGTGGACAGAAACCTGTTAACAAGTTTCAGAGACACTGCAAAGCAATTAAATATCAAGGAGAAAGATTTTATCAGCTTCCTAATAACTCATAAATATGTTTACAGGGATAAGAAAGGCAAACTTACTCCTTATGCAGATAAAAATAACGAGCTATTTGAAGTAAAGGAAACTTTCAACGAGAAGACCAACTGGAGCGGAGTACAAACGCTGATAACTCCGAAAGGCAGAGAAACATTCAGACTGCTGTATATGCAGAAAATAGCTTAAAGATAGGAGGCGCTATGAAAAACATACGATACTTCGGAAAAATCAAAGGATTGCTTAAGTACTTAGAAGAAATGGAGGAACGGTATGAACTGCGATAGCTGCAAGTGGTACAAGAGAACATGTAAGTATAAAGGCATCTGTAGGCTGTTTGATAATAGCGTTAAACAGGATGACATCTGCGAGGATTGGGAGGATTAATGTCCAAAAATCAAGAAGTTCAAGAACTGAAAAGTAAGATTACACAAGGCATTATCATGTTCTGCAAACTACGTCAAGAAGCAATAAATAATGGACTTGGAGACTGTGGAACAGACGAGAAGGGCAAATGTATAGGTTATGCTGGAAACGCAGACGAACCGCATGGTAAGTGCAAGGAATGTCGTGCGAGTGTGAATTGGGAGGAGTGAACGGGATGAAAGAAAATCCATATCATTGGAGTAGGAGAAAGTGAATCATGATTAACATATCGATGTTTGACATAATGTACCCTAAATTTAAGATAGACAAGCCTGTGCGGTTGATTGAATTGTTTGCAGGGGTAGGCAGCCAGGCAATGGCGTTGAGAAATTTAGGAGTTGCTTTTGAACATTATCGGGTTGTTGAATTTGATAAATACGCAATTGCAAGCTACAACGCAATACATGGAACAGACTTTAAAATAACGGATATTACTGAGGTAAATGGAACTGATTTAGCAGTCATAAATACAAATAAGTATTGCTACATAATGACATATTCATTCCCATGCCAAGACCTTTCCGTTGCAGGAAAAATGAAAGGAATGTCTAAGGATAGTGGGACGCGTTCAGGGTTACTTTGGGAAGTTGAAAGACTGCTAAATGAAGCCGAAAATCTACCACAAATTTTGTTAATGGAAAATGTTCCGCAAGTAATATCAAATGCAAATATTAAGGATTTTCACTTATGGCAGAAATTCCTTGAGGATAAAGGGTACTCGAATTACACAGAGGTTTTAAATGCCAGGAATTACGGAGTTGCACAGAATAGAGAACGGTGCTTTATGGTTAGTATATTGGGTGAGTATAATTACAGTTTTCCCAAACCTAAGCCACTTACTAAGACAATGAAAGATTACTTGGAGGATGAAGTTGATGAAAAGTACTACATCAATAACGAAAAAGCTCAAAAGCTTATACAACAGCTTATTGAGAGCGGACAATTGAATGGCTGTGTAGGAAATATTAATCCAAGCGGAAACGGAATTAACGGAAATGTATTTGCCACTACGGGTCTTTGTCCAACTATAACCACTAATAAAGGAGAGGGGCAAAAAATATGCGTTGATGGTAGCATAAGCGAACCCAAAATTAAAGAAATATCTAATTGCATTAAGGCCCGGTACGATGCGGGAATAAGCAATCAAAAAAGCGAGGGGGGGATGGTAGTTGAGAGAAGTTAAGCAACTAGGCAATTTAATATCTGAAAGTAATTTCGATAATCCTCAAAGGGGAAGAGTTTACTCTTTGGACGGAATTAGTCCAACTATATGTACATTTCAAGGCGGTAATCTTGAACCGAAAATTGTTGAGCCTGTAATAGTTGCTTCAAGAGGAAGAAACCCGGAAAATCCGTCTGATAGGACTGCGGGAAGCCATGTCGAACAAAGACTTGAACCTAATTCAGAGGGAATATGCAACACTCTAACGAGCGTTCAAAAGGATAACTTAGTTTTGGAGCCTACAATATTGACACCGAAAAGGACTGAGTATGGAAAAGCAGTAAGAAAAGATTATGAAAGTGGAAAAATTCAAGAAAGTAGACACAATATGACGGAATTACAGCCAAGAAATGATGGCGTTAGCAACACATTGACGACAGTGCAGAAGGATAATTTGCTATTAGAGCCTAAATTAGTTGGTGGATTAGGAGAAAAGGATTGGGGAAAACAATGGCGACAGGGGAACCATGTGTATGATAGCGAAGCTATTGCAATGGCAATAACAGCACAACCCTTAGGAAACACGGGAGGAAATAGCTATCTTTATAAGACAGGGTATAGAATAAGAAAATTAACACCTCTTGAATGTTGGAGATTGATGTCGTTTAAAGATGAAGATTTTTACAAAGCAAAATATTACAGCAAGCAAGAATCTGAAGAATTATTAATAAGGCATCCTAATCACAAAGGGAAAAGACAATTTACTCACGAACAAAGGATTGAAAGAATGAGTAATTCTCAACTATATAAGCAGGCAGGAAACAGTATAGTCGTGAATGTTCTTGAGTCAATATTCAAACAAATGTTATAGGAGACTTTTATGAAAAGCGTAAGTGATTTAAGGAGGTGAGAAAAATAAAGCATGGTTTATTCAGAAAAGGAAATCTGTAGCTTCTATAAGAACGCTGACTTGTGGCAGGACAGAATCAAGTTAATTCACGAGCTCACACTTTTGGACAAAGAAACAATAATAGATATCCTCAACAGGAACGGTATTGAGGTTTCGGAGTACAAACCGGATAGAAGCTCGAACAAGCGGCTTTGCGATAGCGAAATAGCCAAGGAAACCAGCGTGAGCTATAGCACGGCAAGATACTACAGAAATAAACTAAGATTACCGAAGATTGAAAAAACCGTCCTGCGCCAACAGAACGGCCGATAAAAAAATATTTAATCAAACACAGTATAGCAAATAATTTTAATAATATCAAGGAGGATTTTATAAATGAGTATAAAAGGTTTTAAGGGGTTTGATAAGGACTTAAAATGCAGTCCTTCAGGAAATACACAACAATATGAGGTTGGTAAAGAATACGAACAGGAAAGGGCAAGTTGCTGTAATCACAGATTTCATTTCTGTGAATCACCTTTAAATGTATTTAGTTACTATCCACCTGCAACCAGCCGTTATTGCGAAGTAGAAGGAAGCGGAGAAATCGACCGAGACGGTAGCGATAGTAAAGTAGCTGCATCTAAAATAAAAATAGGAGCAGAAATAGGAATTCCCGGGCTTGTAAAGGCACACATTGAATATACAAAAGCGAATACGACTTTTGAACATACCGATCCGAAACAAGCAACAGCAGGAAATTACGGAGCAGCAACAGCAGGATATAGCGGAGCAGCAACAGCAGGAAATTACGGAGCAGCAACAGCAGGAAATTACGGAGCAGCAACAGCAGGATATAGCGGAGCAGCAACAGCAGGATATAGCGGAGCAGCAACAGCAGGAGATAGCGGAGCAGCAACAGCA